TAGATAAAACGATACAATTCTTTGCCCTCCCCATAATGTATACATTCTCACTTTTTTCATCATAATATCCAAGATCTTGTGTATTTAACCATCCTTCTTCCTTTTTCACTTGAAGCGTCTGTTGCTTTGCGCACAAAACGCAAAATTTTTTCGTATAAAATACAAAAACCACTTTTAAAAAGGAATTTAAAAAAGGACGCTTGAAAGATATTTAATAACCTTTCAAACGTCCTTTCGTGGCTTAGTCTTTTTCTTTTTTCTGCTTACGATTTCCATGTTCTTCAAGAATCAAGTATTTTCCAGTCGTCTTCCGTTCATTTGGTATGTATTCCAATAGATCAGTTATCGTACAGTCTAAAGCCTCGCAGATTTTATCTATGTGGTCTACATTCAAACGAGGAACAAGCTCATGATACCATTCGTTGATAGTTGACGGACGAATCCCAGTAGCATCAGCCAAATCCTTCTGAGTCCATCTTTTCTCGCCAAGCAGTCTTGATAGATGAATTTTAACCATGATTTTATGCCCCTTTATTTAGTTTATCACGAGGCATAATTTTAAATATTGTTTTGTTAGAATATAACGTATTGCGTTATTTATACCCTAAAAAAAATGTTTAAAAGTTTTTGATGATTACTTCATCGAATGTATCAGCATTCAGTTTGTTCGTTAGATTGCTGTTCCTGCTTATTCCCTCGATGTGATAATCCTTATATAAATCACGGATAAATTCATCATCATTATAGGAAAGAATAAACTTTCCTTTAATCCCATCTAAAACGGTCTTTAAACGAATATGGTCATCATGTGAAAACCCTCCTTCATAATATTTCTCGGTGCCATGATATGGCGGATCTAAGTAAAACAATGCTCCCGGTCTGTCATACACCCGGATCAGGCTTTCAAAATCCCTGTTCTCAATGACCACATTTTTCAAACGCTCCTGCACCTCTGCCAGATATTCAATCGAATTTGTAAGGTTTTTCTTATTCGTTCCGAAGGTCTTTCTGTCAGCTCCGAAACTCACCTTTATAATGTGAAAGTATCGTGCTGCCCTCTGGATATCTGTAAGCCCTCTGGCATTCAGCTGGCTCTTATTGTCAAAGAACTGTTCCCTTGAAATTGCCAGCCAGTTAAGTTCCTTCTGCAGTTCCTCACAGTGGTATTTGATGCAGCGGTACAAATTGATAAGGTTGCTGTCTGCATCATTAAATACTTCCAGTTCTTTTCCCACTTCCTTGCCAAACAGCACCCATCCGGCTCCACCAAACACCTCAATGTATCTGTCAAAGCCTTCCTCTGGGAACCTTTCAATAATCGCCTTTCTAAGCAACCTCTTTCCACCAATCCATGCAATAAAACTGTTCATTCTTCTTCCTCCTGATTTTCAATGTTGGGGCATTCAATCAGGTAATCCGGGAGCATTTCAGCCCCCGGACAAAACTCATTCCTATTACACTTTCTCGGTATAAGAAAGGCAGATCCAGACCGGAACATATTTTCCGTTGTAAGGCTGTTCAGACTTAATACGTCCCCACAAGCCTTCCTCACCGGATTTGCTTACCTTTCCATACTTTTCCTCCACAATGGTATACGAGCCCACCGGGATGTGACCAACAGAAGCAGTGTCAATGGTTGCTCCAAGTCTCATCTTCAAATCGCTGATTTTCACACGCACCATATAAGGAGCAAACACATTTTCAGGATATACATTTACACCTGCTTCATCAAACACACTGTAACCAGGATTCTTGTCTACACAAGTCTTTGCATATTCAAGCGAATGGTACGCTCCAATCTGGCTCTTGGCATCGCTCCAGTTCTTTCTGACACGATACCAGCTTTCTGCTGTTGTCTGTTTCTGCTGATCATAAGCGGTGAGATTGTATTTTTCAATGATACTGCACACCTTGTTAACATAATCCGGAGCAGTTGCATAGCCACCGTCCTTGATGATCTGAACCGCTTTCTTGTAATCCTTCTCGCCTTTCAAACCAGCGTATCTAAGTGCTTCGCCTTTCTTTGCACCCAGCAGGTATGCGGAATGATCAGCAATAGATGCTTCGACATTCGGATATGCCCTGAATGCAGCTGTAACCGTTACATACTCTCCATTTACATATTCCTTCGTCTCCTTGGTATATTCACTCGTTCCGTCCCATGAGCTTCCAGACCAAGTGTTTCCGGATAACGAGCACTTCATTCCAAAGCAGTTATTTGCCATCTGTGCGAGCACTGATTTTCCATATCCTGATTCCAGAATAAACTGTGCTGCTGACACAGAGGCAAGGATGCCGGTGTTCTTCATATCAGCAGTACATAACTCGCCAACTCGCTTCACGATATCAGTATCTGCCATATTCGCAAACTCTACCGCCTGAATACCGGTATCCACTGTCACAGATGCACCCACAAAGGATGCCATGCATTCTGCACACGCCTTCGCCAGCTTACGAAGATTGCTATCATCCATCAGCCATTTACAAGCTTCAGTATTTGTATGGAAAGAATGTTCTGCGATAACGCCCGGAACTCCGGCTAAGAAGCTGCCATTCAGCACTCCATAGTAGTTATCGTCTTTCTTTCCATTTCCATCTCTGTCATTGTCGGATAATCTCGAATAAATCTGATATCCGTCCACGCCCATTGTGTTCTGGATAACCTTTGCAATCTGTGCTGCAAATTCTCTGGACTGATCATCAACCAAAGTTTCATTACGATCTGTAAAATGAATCGCCACTGCTCTGTTTACTGCCTCAGTACCACAGGCATTTGTGTGGTTGCTCACAAACAGATCGCATCCGGCAGCCATTTTCCCTCTGGCTGTCAGATCCGGATTCTCATTGATATTACTTCTGGTTACGAGAACCTCAATTCCCATCTGCTCCAGATATTCCTTCTCATACTGTGTCAGTTTCCAGACTGTCGCTGATTCATAATATCCAGAAACGACCCCGGCATTATATTTTTCTCCATAATGCCCTGGATCTAAACAAATACGTTTCTTTCCCATTGTGTACCTCCTAACTGTCCACTCTGCTTTCCCTTAACTTGGCTACCAGCTCATGTACTCCGGTAGAGCCGGAGGAAAGAATTAAGCCGGTAATCACCTTTGCAATAATAGGCAGCTGTGAACTGTAGCCCATCAAAGCAAAGAAATCAATGTCGAACATCAAAGCAAAAAGCGCTCCGAAAGCTACCGCCCATACCGGTGCCTTAACGATGTTCATTACCTTGTCACCCACAAGCTCCTTCACTCTGTCCACAAGGAACTGGATCAGGATTGCGAATACCACGATAATAGTTACTGCATTGCTTAAACTTGCCATTTTCTGCGTCTCCTTCCATATTTTTTTGTATTTAAAAAAGGGCTTTGAAAGCCCTTTTAAACACCTTTGCTGCATTCAAAAAGGAGCCTTGTTTCAGACTCCTCATTTACAAGAAAAACCCCGTCAACATTTTCCTGAATGTTTATCAACTATTCAATTCTTCTACAGTTATACTCACTGACATCCAACTGCTTTTCTATGTTTTCAAAAGCCTCCCTGTAATACGATTTGACCTCTTGGGAAACCTGCTTTGTGTGTTCTAATTCAGTCACGAGTTTTCTCAGCAGATCCGATTGCTGAGTAGTGATGTCACACAACAGGTCTATCACCGCCAACAGATTCATAAAGCCACCCTTTCCGGCATTTCATCGTTTATTCCGCAGCATCTTCTGCAGCTTCGATTGCTGCTCTTACATCGTCCCTGAATTTCTCCGGAATACTGTCGATTGTTCTTTTTCCAGCCTTTACTAATTTAATATACAGTTCCAACATCTTAATTACCTCCCGTCTTTGCTTCATACAGTTCCGCTACTGCGTTCATAATAATGAGCTGATTTTCTTCTGTTGCGAGCAGTTTTTCATAGAGTTCTGCCTGTGCTCCCATGCTGATCAGAATGTTCTCGTTTACTTTTTCAGTGTTCTCTTCCTGCTGGATCAGATTATAATACTCTTCTTCACTCAGGAAACGATACTCGCATGTATAGCCCACTTCTTTCTCTTCGCTGCCATCCATACTGTCTCGTTCGATACGATTGATATTTCTTCTCTGGATGTAAGTATTGGCATTTACCATTTCCAACGTTTCAGGCAGTGAGGAGCAATTCTCTGTTTTCCATCCTTGCATTTTTATTTGCCTCCTTGTCCATTTTAGATATGATGCGTTTGACCGCCCTCACGCTTATAAGTGGCTTAATATACATCAGATACCACTCATAGGTGTCAGAGTGTGTTATCCAGCCCATCAGGGAAATAAAACCCTTGCAGAGCCTTAATGGATATTTCTTCTTTTCCATCTTCTTTTTATTGAGTTTCCTTGCTATCCTCGCAATATGTATCAGCGTATGCTTTCTTATGATTACCCGATTTCGATAGAACAGCCAGCCCATTGCCGATACTTCCCTGCCGGTTCTCCTGCCATTCTTTTTAATGTACTCAAACCGGAACACCTGCCAGTCACCTTTCATTTTCAGCCTGATTTTTCCAAGCCACTGCTTAATGAATATAATCGCCATGTGCAGCTTCTTTTTATTATCATCTGCCATCGTGAAATTATCCATATACCGGATAAAGTGTGCTATTTTCAGCTTGCACTTTATCAGAAAATCCAGCTCCTGCAGGAGAAAGTTTGCCAGCCACTGTGACAAATAAAAGCCCAGTGGCAGCTTATCTGGAAACCATGTCAGGCACACATCTATCAGATACATAAATAAAGCATCTTTGATACGTTTTAACAGTTTTGGTCGGATAAACTTATACTTTGCATGGTCATAAAAATGTCGGATATCGCACTGTGCAAAATTCCGGATACCTTTCCCAGACTGAATCCATCTTTTCATCGCTTTCATTCCCCGATGTGATCCACGCTTGGGAAAAGACGAATAGCTGTGATGGTAACTGCTCCCTTGAATAATCGGCTCCAGAATTAGCACAATAACGTGCTGTATCCACAATTCAACCATTGTCGGTACATATATGACCCTTGTTTTCCCAGCTTCTTTTATAATAACCGGGTTATGCTTTGGTGGTTTAAATTCCAGTTCCGGATTTTCCACCTTCCATCCGGCTGGCTTCGTATTCTGGATAATTTTCTGTATTTTCTCAACCCATCCATCTAAATCTTCCTCCACCATTTGAATATCTTTTCTGTCACTTTTTCCACGCTTCATCCGCTTAAATGCCCGGAGGATAACACCCTTTTGGCAAGCCAGCGTGTATAAATATCTGTAACTTTTCTTTTTCTTCCAAGGAATGCCGGTCTCTTTTTCAATGTCATATTTGAACTTATGCATTTTATCTTCTATCTCCTCGCCGCTTTCGAACATTGCTCACTACTTGCAGCTCCTGACCGGAATAATTTCCACTCACCAAAACCTATAAAGGCGGATATAACAGTATTTCAACTGTCAGCGGTGTATATGACTATCGGTAACATTTTGGACTTATAGTTTCTTGATAGAATCAGGACGCCCCGTAGTTCCACCAGGCGTTAGCAGCGACATTGTTCAGTGTGCGAGCCCAGAGCCCGTCATTAGCACCGTTGTTGCAATTGCCGAACCGCAGCGAAACCGCCGGAGAGGGAGTTCCGATAGCCCCTCAAGATCTTTAAAAAATCATTCCTATATTTTATACAAAGCAGTTGGGGGAAGACCCCCAAACCCCCTATCTGCAGCTTACGCTGCAGCAGGTGCTGGAAGAAGTTTGGACGCCCCGTCGCCCCACCAGGCGCCAGCAGCGACACAGTTCAGTGCGCGAGCCCAGAGCCCGTCAGCAGCACCGTCGTTGCAAGAGCCGAACCGCAGCGAAACCGCCGTTATTTCTGCGTTCACCCAAGTGTGATCGCAGTATCCAGTAGCAGAACTGCATGCGATTTCATCATTTGGCACTGCACCAAAATCCTTTACCACCTGAGTTGTTGCATAATATCCGTTTTTTGCCAAATTCACTCCAGTATCCAGATATTTAGCCCCGGTTAAGTCATAGGTATAATCCGGGGACACCTTTATTCTTCCGTTAATCAGGAGCATATACGGATCTCTCTGCCACAGCATATAACTCCCCATAACGCAGCTATGGAAAATCTTATTGAAGGACTTATTATCATTAGAACCATAAAACTGTCCTCCGCCAATGACTGTATTGATTTTCGTTCCGTAATGTTGTGCTTTATCTTCAACGTAGGTAGAACACATGCCTGATCCAAAAGCAGTCTGAGAGTCGGTGCTCTTACTCAGCAGAATACAGATGTCTGCCAATGTATTCGTTAATGCACCGCCAAAGAAAAGAGCTTTGCCGGATGCTGCCTGAATTGCTGTATACTGCTCGGCAGTTCCGATTGCTTTTCCGTTTGCACTGTCTGCAGCAGAACCGGAGGCTGTTAAGCAGCTCCACTGCCCTGCAATACTTCTCATCTTTCCATTGGAATCAATGGAGCCATAGAACATCGGGATCAGCATATAATCTCTTTCTTTTCCAAGTACATTAAATCCTACCGCATGGAAATCATCATCCACTTTTCTTTCACAGAAATATACATAGCGGTCATTTCCAACCTTATATTCCTTCTTGTAGATTTTCTTGACGATTGCCATCGCATCACCGGCATAATCAATATTAGCCGCATCAGAGTTCGTTCCATCCGCTTTCTTCGTATAATCGTCCGGATCTAAGAAGTAATCAATACCTCCATCCCAATTACACATAACCGGTACATTAGCTTTCAGCCAGTCCCAGCCAGCCCATGATCCATAATTCATGGCGTGCGTGCTCATGTTCATGCTCATAGGCGTAAAGTCCTTGTTCGCACCAAGGTACTCCACTCTTGTGGACGGATTCAGGTCGGAAGCTTCATGGATAACCATTCCATAAATCGGTGCATCATCCGGTACCAGATTTCTCACCAGCTTTTCCACCTGCTCCTGCACTTCAAGCAGTGTTTCCTGCTCTGCAATAAAAACCTTTTTCGACATTTTCTACCTCGTTTCCAGCATAATATAACACTTTACGTTTTATATTTGCTTATTTTGTTAGATTATAACGTAATACGTTATTTTTACAGTTCCTCATAATATAAATGACCGTTTTCCATGCCTAATCGCATCTTCCCACCGTTCACGTCATCCTCAAAGATCTTCGCATCCCTGCGGTTGGCTTTTCCGTTGTTGAGAAGCTGGGCATATCGCTCATTAAAGTAATCTGCATGTGCCGGTGTGGTAGGCTCCAGAACCTCCATCTGTTCGTTGTAAACCGGCTCATCCTGAATCGTTAAATTCTTCGCCATGTCCTGCCTCCCTAAAATGTATCGTTGATATAGAAAGTCATGCTGATATCCGCATCCTTTCCTTTTGCGGTAAAACGCTTGATGGTAACGATATCCCCATCCGCATCATAGAGTCCGATTTCGCTAATCGCAGCACCCGGAAGCTCACTCTCCTTTAGCTCACATTCATACTTGCACTTCGTATCGCTCAACATGGTGTAAGTATCGTATTTCTTTCTGAGCAATTCGTTCTTCAGTTCTGATTCTGCCTCCAGCGGTGCGATAACATTTCCATCCGCATCCACACCACCATCACCAAATACAAAGCCCACAATCTTAGGCAGCTGGATTTCTCCAGCTCTGGCTCTCAGCATCTTTTTCCTTCCTGCAATTGTAATAATCTGATTCTGTGTAAGGTTCTCTGCCATTTTACAATTCCTCCTCTCGCCTTATGGCATCTAATATCCTTGTTCCATTTAACTGATAGCTGCCATCCAGCAGCCACAAGTCTTTCTTTATAACAACACCTCCCGGTGTCATTTCCTCGATATTGGTATTCCCCAAGTCAATTGCCAGACCGTATGTATCTGGTTTTCTTAACACATTCAGCTCATAGCTGCCATCCATCTGCCATGTTCCATTCAATCTCCGGACATTCCAGTAAGGCGAGTCAAAGCCGATAACCACTCCGGCATCAGTAAACATCTCCTGCAGCTGTGATGTAGCAGATACACTCACATCCAGTTCTACGCTCTCCAAAACCTCGACGTCTCCCATATCGTAGCTGATGCCCCATTCATCCGGTTTTCTTCCGACTCCCAGATTATAGGTGCCATCCAGCAACCATGTTCCATTTAACCTACGGACATTCCAGTAAGGCGAATCAAAACCGATTGTCATTTCCGTTACCGAGAAGACCTCTCCGATACTTGCCGAGTAGTCCAGCAGCAGAATTATTTTATACATCAGATGAGCCGGTACCCATTTATCCAAAAACTTTCGGACATCCGGCATATCGATATGCTGCAGCTCACTCACATCCAGAACAATCTCCGCAAGCAACTTCTCAGCATATCCGGTAACATCAACACCGGCTCCGGTTCTCTCTGACAGTTTATTTTCCAGCCATTCTTCATTGATCAGCTCCTCGTGGAGTAAGGATGCCCTCTGGTACATCTCATCAATGATCCGTTCTATTTCAGCCAGAATGATATCCTCGGCATTCAGGACATCATTCATCTGTCTCATATTGCGGACTCTTGCTGGAAGCATTTGGCTGTTATTCAGTGACATTGACCGTCAGCTCCTGCAGAGCAAAATACTTGTTGTATTCTGCAGTAATGGAGTCCTGAGCTCCGTTGACCTTCAGGATTCCCACTTCCTTCACACCATCCACTCCACTGATGATGTTACTGATTTTATAGTAGTTCAAAGACACTGTTCCGCTTTGGAAAGCGATCTGAGTGAAATACTCCTCGATCTTGCTCCTGATCTGCGTTTTCACGGTCTCTTCTGTGTAACCGGACGTTTTCACAACGCTGCATAAAATAACAATCGGAATGCTCTCCGCAGCATCCACAACCGGATCAGCTCCAACCGGACGCATACTGTTTATGTATTCCTGGACAAATGCAATCTGTTCTTCCGTTGGTGGCTTGGCATCCACTGTAAGAATCGCAATCGACACAAGCCCGGTTCCATCCCTTGGTGTGTCCACCTTTGCATTTCCCACAATGACATTACCCTCTGCATCCGTGGCTTCCTTTGCCCATCTCACATAATGCCTCTCGTTTCCGCTGGTACCCATATCCTCCTCTTTGTCTGTCAGGGTATTCATCAGAGGAACAATCCTCATGGCATCAAGCCGGGCAAGCTCCTCAGCCACCGCCTGAAGATTATCCATTGAGAAGCTGCCTTCCATCTTGGTATCCTCATTTTTCAACGCAGCCTTCATCCTTGCCAGTATTCCTTCAGCACTAAAATCCATTACACTCTCACCTCCCTCACCGGAACCAGAATTGTGTTTGAACCATAAATGCTGGTGCAGTCAAAACTCACCATCATCCCGGTAGAAGTATTTTCAAAAATAAAATTATCCAAACGCTTTATATATGGATTGACCATAAGAGCTTCAATGATAAAGCGTTCAATTTCCAGTTTGACAATCTCCACGTTCATGGAGTGTCCGATTACCTGATCCTGAATTTCTGAGCCAAATGCAAAGGAATATGCGGTATAATGACATCGCTCCGTGAACAGGGCTTTAAATATCCAGATGCGGAGTGCTTCATTTCCCTCCACCATGTAGGTGCGTCCTCCCTCATCCAGAAGCAGCTCGTTCTTTTCGAAGTCATAAGCATATTCCTTCAACATTGGCAGTTCGTCATTCGTCTCAGTGCTTGTGCTTGTTGAATCAATAAAAGGAAAAATACTCATGCCTTAACCGCCTTTCCTGCTATATAAAAAGAGGATCCGGTTATATGCACCACAACCGTGTCCCCTTTCTTAAGCACATACTTCTCGTGAAACTCTTTCAGGAACTCATAAGCCTCCTGCGGTTCAAAAGGTGTAATAAATGGCTTTTTGATGTCCTCGCCACTATCCGAAGCATTCAGCATCAGTGCCGGATTGATGTAAAGGTTCTTTGTGATAGTTGTATTGTGCATCTTGATTGTCAGTGGTTTTACCGACAACACATCCGCCATATAGGTACCATCCACTCCATCAGCACTATTGGAACCACCAGTTCCCTTTCTGATTGCCTCGACCATTTCCACAATATTTCTGTTTGTCGACACCTTTCCACCTCCTGCCTTTATGTAGTCTCTTCAATCTCCCTTTCATCCATAAGGTTCTCAAAGGCAAGTGTCAGATCCATCTGAGCCTTACCGCACGAAAAGGTATGTGTGTCACTTTCAATGTAAAACTGTCCATAAAGCCCGGTGTCAGTTTCCTGCACAATGATTGAGTATCCTGATACCGCACGGAAATCATTTGGAACTCCGGACACGGTTGCCGAGGACTCCACTGTTACCAGCATCTTCTTGGCTTGTGTTGTAGCATCCTCTCCATCATTCTGTTTTAGCACTCTCTGCACCAAACCATACTTCTGGATCGAGGCTGCATCCTCCACCGTCTTTATGACATTGTTGTTTTTATCTGTTATTAAAACCCTATTAACGAGCTTTTGAAGGGTGCTTTTATAGGTTGCTTCAATCAGGTTGTAATCCCCGGTCATAACCGCCCCACAAAGCGTCCCCTTCTCCAAAACACTCACTTTGTTAATATTGGTCATCAGCGGAATATACTTGCTGCCATTCTGCTTTGCTGCAGCTGTGTATGCCATCATAATGGCTTCATAGGCTTTCTTGCCAAAGCATGGCATAGAAGATATATTCACTCCCGTTGCAGCCATCGTTCCGCTTTCAATTCCGAGTTCTGTGCAGATCCCCGGAACAATCGTTTCCGGAGTTCCTTCAAATATTTTGTTGACATCTGAATTATTGATATAGAACATTAAATCGTATGCCAGATAAGTTTCCACCTTGGAACTGGCACTCTTGTCAATGTCAAAAATAATGCCTCCAAAGACATCCTTCCCACTGTCATCCTGCATGATGATTTCTGCACCCTCGTCAATGACAACCGTGGGAAAGTCTTTGTCCTTCTTATTCTTCGCAATTGTGAATTGAATGGTACGTGCGACCTGCTTTGTGTCACCAGACCACTTGATCTGCTCGATCAGTTCGCTGATATCTTTTCCTACAGTCAGTAATTTCATCTCAACACCACCTATGCCGGAATTGTGTACACATCGCCCGGATAAATCCAGTGTCCATTATCAGAACTGGACTTTCCATGCTTTTTAGCACTTGCCTCAATTGTTCCATTGTTTGCATTATAAATTTTAGGATATGAACTTCCATTTCCGTATTTCTGTTTTGATATCCCCCAGAGTGTATCTCCTCCAACCACTGTATAAGATCCACCTGCAGCTGCAGGTGCAGGTCTCGACAAAAGACCATTATTCCGTACTTTCGTTGTAATCTGAACAGATGGAACATTCAATGTCCGGTACTCGGAAAATGAAATGGTATAGTAAATATCCCCATCACCTTCCCTCATAGAGTAGGTAAAATCATCAATCAGCATTGCGAGGTTGATTTTCATATCGCTTATGATTACCCTGACCACTGCTTTTGTGGTTTTCCATTCCTGAAGCATCGCTACATATTTGTCAGGCTTCTTTTTCGCATTCTTATAAAATGGAGACTTCTCCGAAGGGAAGAAGCTCGACAGCTTTGTGTACTTAAGCCCTCGCTCTCCCTTCAGATTGGCTTCTCCTATGTTTAGAAGGGTTATCGCCTGATTCAACTGTTTTTCTGTGAATTCCACAGAAGGAGGATTGATTGGCAGCTCGATAACTTCTTTCCTGTTGTTTACGCTTAATTCAATTACTCTGGTTTTCATCAGACCACCTCCTAACCCATGTTTACAACTACTTCCACGACTTTCTTTGCAACCTTGTCGGCAATTTCATCAATATCCGCATCCTCACGGACAATGATCTCATCTGCCAGTTTTGCAATGGCAACCGTCACGCTGCCAATAAATCCTTTTGCAGTCCCTTTAGTCTTTCCGGAACCCGGAACTTCAAGACCGCTTTCTTTCCCCTTGATTCTGTCCACCAGCTGCTTCAGGTTCTCATCAATGCTTGTCAGTATCATCATGATCGGAGTCAGATCCTGACCGCCACCGGATAAAACTGTATTCTGCATGATGTTGGCAGTGCTGTCTTTTACAACTCCACTGCCCTGCTTCGTCAGGGAAACACTCTCTTTGTGTGGAAGAATTCTGGAACCTCTTGGCAAATCAACAAGCTCGGCACCTTTCTCGCCAACCCATGTCAAACCGCCCTTCCAGTTATTATCTCCTTCAGCGTTTTCTCCAACAGTTCCGGAATCTCCTCCAGAACCGGTTATCGCATCTGCTACAGAACCAAACCATCCTGCAATCTTTCCGATAACGCTGCCGATTCCTTCCACCAGTGGCTTTACGATTCCCCACACGGTTTCGATAATTGACTGGATGCCAGGGAATACCTTTTGAACCACGCCAAACAAAATCTCAAATACGCTGATTACAATGTCAATTACTGGAGAAATTACTCCCCAAGCTGTGCTGATGATGTCCCCAATCAATGGAGCCACCGTTCCGATGACTTCCTGAATAAAGCCCATCCTCTCACTGACAAATGAAATGACACTGCCAACCTTTTCTCCGATTTCAGAGAAAATCGTACTGAATACCGGAGCCAGTGCAGAAACCACCGTTCCGATACCTTGTACTAGACCGGCAATGACCGGAGCTGCCTGACCGATGATGTTTCCTATCGTGGAAACCACCGTTTGGATTACTGGGAGAATTACCGGTAGCATCGTCTGTACAGTGGAAATAATGCTTGTTAGAGCCGGTACGCACGCACCGACTACCTGCTGGATGGTAGTAGTCATACCACTACCAAACGAGACAAGCTGCGGAATCAGCGGTGCAAACCCGGCAGCCAGAGACCCCAGCGTGGAAACCACACTCTTAATTCCTGAAATAAATTCCGGTACAGCTGTAATGGCAGCATTGAATCCGTTTTCGATTACCGGAGCCATTGAAGGGAACATTTCCTTAAGCCCGTCCTTCAATCCGACCACTATATCTCTTCCAAGCGTCTTGATTTTCGGTACCGCTTTTTTAACCCCAGTTTTAACCACGCTTGGCAGTGATGAGAATACACGTCCAATCATCGGAACCGCATTATCGAATAAGAATGTCGACGCACTATCCACCAACTGTTCCATCGATCCGGTTACATCCCCGCCAATCGCCATATTTCCAAGAAGGTTCTTTGCTGCTGCCTTCATCGCTGAGAACGAACCACTAAAGGTCTGTCCGGCTTCTTTTGCGGTTGTTCCGGTTACTCCGAGTTCATTCTGAATCACATGAATAGCACTGTAAACATCAGACAAGTTGCCGATATCATACTTAACACCTGATATCTTGCTGGCATCCTGAAGCAGTCTCTGCATTTCTTCCTGCGTACCGCCATATCCCAACTTAAGATTATCCAGCATCGTGTAATTCTGCTTTGCAAATCCCTGATACGCATTCTGGATAGACTCCATGTCGGTACCAAATTTATTTGCGTTGTCTGCCATGTCAATCATAGCCATATCAGCAACTTCTGCAGCCTTAGCGGTATCACCACCCAAGCTGCTCAAAAGTGATGCGGAAAAACTTGTGACCTGTGACATATACTCATTGGCAGATAGACCGGCTGTCTTAAACGCTGCATCCGCATTGGCTTTAACAACACTGGCATTATCCTTGAACAATGTTTCCACGCCACCAATGCTCTGCTCCAGTGCAGCTCCTTCCGTTACAGCACCGCCGACCACCGCTGTTGCTACAATCGTTACCGGAATAGCCACGGTTGCTGCCAAGGTCTTAAGTTTGCCACTGATAGAAGATATTCCACTTGCTGTGGCATCCTTCAGCTTTACTATCGGAGAAAAAATCTTCCCCCCTAATGCTTTCAGCTTCCCAGTTATCTTTGTGGCTTTGGAAGTGATTGCATCTTTCAATTTAATAACGGGTGTGGTTACTTTTTTCGCCACCCCCGTTAATGCATTTTTTATTGATTTTACTTTTGATGTGGCAGAATCCTTTATCTTAATGACCGGAGTTGCCACCTTTTTTCCAACCGTCTTAATTCCATTGCTGACTTTTGTTATTGTCGCACTGGCTGCATCCTTCGCCTTAATGACTGGGGATATTACTGTTTTTCCTAACTGCTTTACCTTTCCGGTTAGTCCATCCGTCTTTCTTGTTGCCGATTCGGTATTGATCTTAGCAGTGTAAGTTTTATCCCAAGCACGCTGCAGCTCTTTCCTCGTTTCAGCTGCATCTTTCCGGAGGGCGGTCTGTTCTTGTCGGATGCTCTTTAGCACAGAACTGGCATTATCCCGGATGGAAATACTGCCTACAATACTCATTTAGCCACCTCCACCTCCCGAAAACAGCTGCTCACGTTCTTCAATGCTCTTTAACATCGATGCATAATAGAAACATTTTTCTTCCACCCCAAGCTGGAGCAGATACTCCAGCTTGAAGCCTTTTTGAATATAATAATGCAGGAAATAACACTCACCGTCTTGGTCTATGAGTTTTTTTGTTCTTCAACAACCGTCACTTTTTTACTTCCGATCACACCGGACAATTTCATAATTTCCGTAGCAATGGATGTAATCTCATTCATCTCGAAAATATCAACCACTTCCGGATAGGTCTTGATCTCGCCCTGATCCTTTAATTCCATTGCGACCGCCCTTAAATCAGGCTCAACAACTGCCAGATAAATACAATACTTATCAGATGCGTTCGGATCCTGCTTATCGTCAATCTCCGTGCATTCCACAATTTCCGGATAGTTCAGGTTCCGGATCTTGATGTTCTGGTCAATGCTCGGAACATATAAAGTCTCGTACTTTGTAACCTTTTTATCCTTTAATCTCTGAACAGCCTTCGCTGTAAAGGCTTTGAAAATATCTTCTTTCTTTTTTTCCATAGCAACCTCCTACGCAACAGCATCCAAATTCTGCAGATCAGAAGGTGTGAATCCGATAGAAACTTCTTCCTCGATAATTCCACCCTTCTCCCAGTTCACAACCGGAATCTCATTGTGCCATACATTATCACAAGCCCAGCGTTCGATCTGACCTCCAACAGCATCAGGATCCGCCAGCTTCGCAATAACCTCTGCACGGACATCCATGCCCTTTTTCCAGTTCTCCAAGATTTCCTTTGCTCTGGTATATACCTTTTTCACGGTATAAGAACCTTCGCCCTTCAGACCGGTAATCTTGCTGTCCACATCAATTCCCAGCTGCACATCCTCACGGTTAGCAGTTACTTTCATTTCAATTTTGGAGAATTCAAAAATCTTCTCTCCGTTGATCCAGAGTTCTCCCCATGTTCCGGAGAGAGTCTTATTACCTCTGATAACTTCCATATCCGTTTACCTCCTACATATTGACATTCATTTTCAGATCTTCCATTGCGTTTACAAACTTTACATTGCTAGCGATAAATACCTTTGTTCCGGTGTTAGCTTTAGCAACTGCAATATCATCCATCTCGGAAGTATCCATTCCTCTGCTCTCCAGATAAGTACGCTGTGCATCGATATCAATCGCCACCACATTATCATAGGATTTATCCAGCACATTGCCGAGTAGCCCTTTGTGGTAAGCACCAATGGCAGCCACGAACATCTGCTTTCCATCGTAGTCATTGATGATCTTGCCGACATAGCTTTCCTCATAGGTTTCCCTGATGTCATCCATGTATAAGTCCATTCCTTCTACAATCTTGATAAAACGGACATCCTCTGTCTTTTCTGTCGTGAAACTGACAAGGCTGTTCACGCCTCGCCCAATCTTGTACTTCCTTCCATCAAAGACAATGACTAGCTCACCAGCATTGATACGATCATCCGGATCGTCCGGAGTTTCTGCTTCAGAAATATCGTCCAATACATAATATGTGCTGCTTCTTGCAAGGGAAAGCCCTGCAAGTACCCCAGCAATTCTCGCACAATACTCAGCTGCAGTATGCTTTGCGCCGGTAATGGTCGTGGAGATATTCTCCGTTGTAAGATTGATGATTCCTTCATGATCTCCCTTACAGTGTGCCAGAACCGCCTTGAAGGTCTTTCTCTCATCATCACGGTACTGCTTGATCCACGCTGAGATTGTTGTTGTATCGGCAGAACCAAGACCGGGAATGGTAAGGTAGTTCCATTTCAGATCTTTCAGCTTCTTAAGTTCAGCATTGTACCCTTCTGCATTTTCTGCTCTGCGGATTGTAATGACAGTAGACGGAGCTCCAGCGAACACCAGCTTCAAATAGTTGTAGTTCTGCTCTGTCCAGTTCTGAAAATCAACCTCATCCACCTTCTTGTAAATATTCAAGTCTTTTCCACCTTCGGTACCGTCCGTGAGAATCATGGCAACGATACCCCTTGCACTTCTTTCAATGGCAGACACTGCCTTTCCACTGAAAATCATGCTAAAACTCGGTAATCCTAAACTCATTTAAATCACACTCCTTTTCTAATAGCCACTTCCAGCTCTCCCATCGGTTCAAACTCATTCGTCTGCTCCCGTGCCTGACGGAAGTTTATGGTAAAACTGTAATGCAGCACATGGTCTGATACTTTCATATTGGCATCATTGATGGTTATATTCCTGTCTCCAAAACTGAACACCGGGCGGACAACCGCATCAATCTCTGCCCCTTTAATCAAATAGGCGGTATTGCTCTCGCTTTTCTCGTGGTAAGCAATATCAACCAACACTCCCATATCCGTAAAAAATCTGTCGACTGTCTCGTTCCCATTCGGGATGATATCTACGAAGTAATAGGTTTCTGGTTCATCAAGCCCATGCTTTTCTTCCGTGCCTTTTATTTCCTCGTAAAAGACATCGGTATCCGGATCAATCCCTTTCAGCAATGCTGTGATTGCATTTTTTATCTGAATAATCGGATGTTCCATAGTCCACCTCCTAAAGTTCATGAGTATTCAGGAAGTCATTCATCCACTCCCGGAGATAACCGGGAAGGTGTTTCTGCACTTCCTGAAGGGAAAGCTCCATCATGTGGGCTCCTTTTACAAAGCCCTTTCCACCTCTTGTCTGGTGTCCATATTCCACCGGCTCGACATACTCCACGTTGTTATAGACCTCGATGTAATATTCATTGCCTCGCTTTTCTATACTCCCAACGTGCCACTCATTCCGCAAGTGTCCAGTCTTAACCGGAGTGTTATCCTTGACCTTTCCCTGAAGCTGAACCGCCAAATCAATAACCATCTCCCGGAACTCAGCCGGGTACTGGCTCTCTATGGCTTGTGAGAGTCGTTTCTCCCATTCTTCCAGCCCCTCCAGCTTATACTCAGTATTAAACAGTTTCCTTGTCCAACTTGACCGGGATATTATTATGAGACTTCATGCACTCAGGAAAACCTGCAACCGCTTCAATTTTCTTTCCAAAGTGCGTGATCACAAGGAAATCATTGGTCTGGATATCAACTTCCGGACGGGTAAACAGATAAAAAGTTGTTTCCGTCTTCGCAGTAGATTTCGATTGCTGCAGCTTTCCACCTGTATGTGTAGACAATGCGCATTCCACATCTTCATACACAACTTTTCCATCCAGACCGCTTTTAAAAACGCTTTCTCCACCCGGAAGGGTATCTTTGAAAGCTCTGTAAACGGTCACGGTATCTTCGTATGTTGTTGCAAGGATATCAGCTTCTGTCATTTTGCTAAATCCTTCGGCAGATTTATTTTTTTAAAACGGTTAAGGGATTTTTCATAGTTCTTCATAAAATCAACAGTGGCTTTCTGATTACCACTTCCGTCACGATAAGAAATGGCGGTATCACCACGATTGATACTCGCCACTTCCTTCTCGCCGGTCTTTACCAGATCAGCCTTCAACATATCTTCAGCAATCTGTGCTGCAGTGCTGAGAAGCTGCTCCGGCAGATCTTCACGGTTGCAATAAATCAGGATCTTATCCACTGCCCTTTTGACATACCTTCTGGCTGACCGTTCTTCCGTTTCTGACATCTTCATGCTGTCCATCACTTCCGCTACTAACCAGTCCTCCTGCTCCTTTGTCATGGCAGTTCCTCCTTATTTTTTCTCTGCAGCCTTATTTTTCTTCAAAGCAGCCTCCAGCTGTTCCTTCGTGCCAGAAAGTTCAGCTTCCAGAGTAGCGATCTTTTTATCAGCTTCTTCTGCGTATTTAGAAGCCTCCTCCAGCTTTTCTTTCGTTGAAGTCAGCTCCTTTTCCAATTCTCCCCTTCTAGCATCCGACGCTTCAATGACTTTTCCTGCTTTTAAAAGCTGCTCTTTCAATTCATTGATCACAGCTTCAGATGCGGCATTTCTTTCTGTTTTATTCGCAACTGTTCCATCTGTTCTGACAAACCCCTTGGCTTCCAGAGCCTTGGCTTTGTCCTCGGAATCAACACGCTTCACTACATTCGCTCTCTTTAATTCGATCTCGCTCATGGTCTACTCCTTTCCCCCCTGGGCTAATTCTTCTTTCACATTAACAAAGCACTGTTCCACCTTACGAGCAGGAATCCAGATATCGTGGAACTTACGATAATCCATCGCCCATGCTCTTGCCTTCTGGTTGGTTTCCGGATCAAAAATTCTCATTTTATCCGTCTTGGACACTGCAATAGGTGCCTTTCTCGGAGTGATGATCCAGTTGATGCTCTTGCTGTTTTCAGTAGGAGCAAAACCACCAGCTTCCTGACCGGAAGTCACGCCATCCTTGAAAAGGTACTCCGTCTTCATTCTGTCGGAGCTTACCGGGATTAAAGGATGGATACCATCCAAGCTGCGAACCTTAAGAGTTACATCTCCCTGCTTGAAATCGGTTATATCCAGCTTCTTTGAGAGCTTTTCGGACATGCTTAAGATTGCTGCTACCATGGAATCAATGGTGATAACCAGTGGTGTGTTCTGTCCAACGATCGCCTGAACAGCTGCAATATCATAGTAAAGTTTCTGGAGAATGGTTGCTTCATCAGCGGTATAGCCTCCGGATGCCTTGCCCTTCTTGATACACGCTGCAGCGATGGTACTGTAACGATATGCATCAATCTCAGGAACAACCTTGGTTCTCTGGAACTCGCCCATAACAGTAGATGCAGTCAATACAAAATTTGTCTCATCCACATCGTTCTCATCAAAACTGAAAGAGCGTCCTCTGTCCTGAGTCATCTTCTTGGTTTCATACTGGAAATTCACGCTGCCCTGCACAAATCCATTGGTGCGATCATAATCAGCCATTCCGTCCATATCGAGACTCGGAATCTTGACCTCCGCACCACCGGTGTACTTAACCAACTTCTCATTTACTTCCATCCAACCGGAAGTAGCCTGCTCCACTGCAGCCTTGTCTAACTCGCTCTGAATAATTGTTGCGGTTTCAATGGTATTCATTTACTTTCTCCTCCTTATAATCCTCTGACATTTCTTGCGATCTGGTCTCTTAACAGATTTTCAGCAGAAGCTGCTCCGCCGAGTCCTTCCGGTGTCTTACCCTTCAGCCGAGACTGGATTGCCACTGCCAGACTGTCCTTAAAAACCTTTGTGGTATTCTTCAGGGTTTCTTCCATGCGCTCCTTGCTGGAATAGTCAAGCACATCTGCAAGACCAACCGGGAATCCATCCGTTTCCAGAGATTTAGTTGCACTCTCTCTCAGCTCTTTCTGCAAGAGCTGGCTTCTCAAACTGGCAATCTCGGAGTCTTTTTTCTCCTGCTCCTCTTTTGCCTTTTCCTCCGGAGTGAGTTTTTTGACACGCTCTGCCTCCGCAGCTTCATCTAACCACTGCTGTTTCGCAGCTTCGATGGCAGCATCTACATCTGCCTGAGTGAAGGATTTCTCCTCTTCAGCTTTTTCCGCAGCAGGATCTCCATCCTTTTTTTCAGGTTCAGTCTCTTCAGCTTTCTTTCCACCGCCAAAAAGTCCATCAATAAACTTCTGGAGGGCACTTACTTTCTCCGGTGTACTTTCCGCTGTCTGCTGTCCCTGCGTTTCTGTTGCAGTGTTCTGAACTTCCTGCTCAGTACCCTGCATGGTGGTTGTTCCATCCATCTTTTTTTACCTCCTGGTCTAAATTTTGTATAACAAAAGCACCATTTAAAATGCTTTTAAACGATGCTTGAGTCCATATTTTTTGCAATTAAATAAGCACCCGGCTGGGTGCTTATTTGCTCTTGTGTTCGCAATATTTTTTATTATAATTTCCGGTACCCGGAAAAGACTGTTTTAGCTTCTCCTTTGGTATTCCCTCCGGATGTTTCTCGCATTTTCCGAATCCGTAATGATATTTACACGAATTACACTCGCTATTAACTGGTTTCGGTGCATCACTCCACCGTTTATCTGAATATGGATTGCTCATTATATTTCCTCCATGTAAATCACGTTATTAACCACCTTGGATATGTAGAACATCGAATCTCTTTCAAACAAAATCTCTTTTTCCTGAGAGTTAAATTTCCGTATATCTCGCCCGGTCTTTGATGTAATAACATACTGAATTGGGAAACTGTCATCATATACCTCAGTGGAACTTGAAAGAAATTCAGGAAAACTAATTTCCATACCGGGCTTATGCCCCACAATAAACTCCTGCACATCTGGTATTCCAAAATCAGAAACAGAGCGATATAACACTCCCTGATAGGTCGGCATCTTCTGAAGAGCTGAATCCAGATTGCTAATCTGTTTCTTTTCTTCCTTCGTCAGTTTGACGCCCCTTCTCAGCTTGTCATTCCACGTGTATGCCTCGCTGCTTATATAGCTATTTATTGCGTGCTGTTCATTCTCTGATAGTTTTATTATAGGTTCCGGAGCTGGAGTGTCAACATATTTCTTCTTCCACTCCTCAAACTTCGGATTGCTCTCCAGTGGATTCACTCCTTCCCGGTCTTTAAATAAATCAATCTTTGCTTTTGCCTTGATTGTGCATTTACAATTCGGATGAATCGGTGGTAGATTAAGCCCCGGCTCTGCCTCATCCAGCGGAAAAGATTGTCCATTTAATTCCATACATATTTCGCAACCACCTCCAAGAAAAGTATACTCCTGAATTCCCATTTCCCTATAAGAAGCAAGTTCTCCCTGATTAGAGAAATAGCTGCTCTCCGTCCGGACAAGCCTTTCTGCAGCATAGCGTCCCTTGCCCATGACATCATTGATTTCCTTTGCCATCTTCTGTACGCTGGAGCCATTCATAAATCCCATCGTCAGCTCTCTCTTGGCGAGAGTGGCAAGTTTATCAGTATTTTCCCACAGTGCTTGCGAGTAATTCTTTCCAGACCACGGATGCTTCAGTATCCTTTGGAGCATCTTCACATCTACCTTGGAAACATTGAATTCAACACCAAGGATGCTCTGCACATCATAACAGCCCCGGTAATAATTGGTCTTGAACATATCACCCAGCAGATCTGTTATCTTCGTTTCCGTATCCCTCGACAGTGTTATCATTGTCTGGTAAACGGTAGCAAGCATCTGCTCCTTCCTGCTGATCCGCGACTTCATTGCCAGCGTGTTCAGTTCCAGAAGTGTCTTGGAATCCCCTTCAGCTTCCTTCAGGTATTCTTCAATCCCCTTTTTCCATCGGGAATATTCACTTCCGGTCAGCAGCTTGGAAGCCTCTGCATTCGTCAGACCATTCTCCGTGGCATATTTTTGAAACATAGAATTGATTTCCGTTTCAAGCGTCCATGCTGCTTCATCAAAGAGAAACATTATCTCTTTTACGGATTGGTCTGTAATCTCTGCATTATTGAGAACCCTCTGCTTGGCTCGCTCAATCCACTCGTTACGTTCCTTCTGGCTCATCCGTTACCGCCTCCGTTCTGTCAGCTGCACCCTGAAAAGCCTTGGTAAAATTCTTATATACTCCGAAGTCTTCCTGCTCCTTGTTCTTTTCTTCCTCCAGTTTTCTCAGCTCATCCTGAACATTTTCAACACCTGGCATCAGCTGCAGTCTGGTCTCCCTTGAAAGGTCATTTGCCAGCATCGTGACAATCTGTGCTGTTTCCATATCATTCTGAGGACGGTTCCTGCGGAATTTTGGAACAATGTCTCTGTAATCATAATTGTGCCCCATGATGTTCAAGATATTTGTGATCAGCTCAATCCTGCGCTGCAGTCCTTTCTTGAACTTCCGTTCCTTAATCGAACATATCTGCTCCAGTCCCCATAATTTATAGGATATAGCCACTCCGGATAGGTTTCCTCCAAAAGACTCATCACACATATGTGGCACATTGGCTCCAGTGTGAATATCCTCACGGAGCCGGTTCTTATAATTTTCCAGTGCAGTATCATCAATCGTCTTCAGGAGCCAGTCCACATCTCCTCCATCCTCCAGAATGATAGCTCCTTTTTCCTTCATGTCAGCAATGTCCTGACTGCTGACATCTCCAAGTTTTAAAACCTTTAAAATGGCATCATCATTATACTGGAAATAGTTTGCAGTGTTACTCTGCACCTTGTTATAGGCATCAATCTCCGTAATGACACCCTCAAAATCTCCAAGCCTTTCCTCGTTGTTGATGTATTCCACAAACGGAACGTCCTGCCAGTAATGTTCCTCAACTGCTATCATGTTCAGGTATCCATTATTCAATGACTGGAATCGCATCACAAGACTGGAATTCCAGAACTCCACCTTCCTGATTACGTTGTCATCCTTATCCTTTGAAATAACGGTTCGGATAAATGCCATCGGAGTGGAAAATCCACTGTCCGTCTCGCAAATCATAATTCCGTTAGCAGCCGGAACCCTCGCAAGCCTTATCTTGGCATCCTCATCCAGATAGAGCATTTCAAAGCAGCTTCCGCAAATGCTGCACTGCTTCGCCAGCTCCATGTTGTGATCCTGCTCATCGTTGTAATCAAAAATATCCTGCACTGTCTGCAGGTATTCATCATTCTGGGAGTCATAGACAATCGGCTCACCCACGAAGTAACCGGTGGCGGTATCCGTGATGTATTTTGCCATATTATTGACCAGACGGTTGTTCGGAGCTGTGCTGTCCTTCTTGTTTTCTTCAAGGATTCTATGATTGCCAACATAGTAATCATGCAGCATTCCGTATTTTACATCCGTGCTGTTCTCATCGATGATCTCACGGATATCTTTTTCTGTCAGGCTTTCAATGGAAGCCCTGTCCATATAAATAACCGGCATGACCGTTACCTCCTATAATCCTAATTTCCCTTTATCCAGCACCCGGAACCGTTTCATCTTCTTGGCAATCGTTCTGCATCCTTCCAGAGCATCCACACCATCATCGTGCGCTCCCATCGGGAAGTGTTCCATCTGCTCCAGCAGTCTCTTGTGCCTTTTATTGAACTTGATGTAATGGTTCTTTACATCCGGCTGCATCGTCTGTATACGCATTGTCTTATCGCTGGTCTGCGGTACCTCCTCGATCGGAAGGTATAACCCAGCTTTTGCAGATGCCTTTGCCAATTCTTCCTTCAGGAACCACTGGAACTGCACCGTCTCAGCTCCGAACTTCTTATAGCCCCTGCCATAATCCCTGCGGAGCATCTTCTCCTTCTCCAGAATGTCACCGATAATTTTATCCGGATGTCTGCGTTCGATATCCGCATCCATGACATACATATACCCGGATACTTTGTGCTTCGCCAGCGTGATGATGGCGGAAAAGTCGCTGTGCTTGGTCTTTCCAAGTGACGGATCGACAAAGCCAAAGAAAAGGAAGTCCCGGTTCTTGAAGTCGATTTCTGCTTCATTATAGAATTCAAACCATTCAGGATTGAAAATACAGTCTTCCGGATTGATAGGCTCGTTCTGTTCCTCGGAGTTGAAGGATGCCTCGCCTTCTGTCAACCTCATAACCATCAGATCATAATAAGACAGTTTCTCCTCCCACAGAACCTCCGTGCCTTCCAACATCTTCTCCCGGTGCCTTTCAAAAAACTCTCTCGCATCGGCTTCGTGGTTCTCGTTTGAAAGGTCTGTGTAAATCTCCTCCCATTCCTTCCATAGATCCTCTTCGTTGGAAAAAGAAATGACCGCCTTGTATTTAATGGCTTTATATCCCGGATTGTTCAGGGTTTTCGCCAGAAGGCTGTCATAATGCAATAATGTTCCAATATAGATAATGTCCGTGTAATCATCACCGGCTTTTGAAACAGCTTTTAAAAACCAGCTTTCAAGTTTCTTTCGCTGCTCCGGTGTCCGGACGTTCTCGTCATTTTCAATATCATCCAGAACCAGAAGGTCTGGTCTCCAGTTTCTGTGTTTTCTGCCTCGGATCTTCTTTCCCGATCCGATTGCCTCAACTTTGATGTTGGTGCTTGTGATCAGTACGTTGCTTCTCCAGACTTTTCCGACCAGGCTCCCGAAGTCCTCCTTCAGAGCTTCGTTCTCCTCAA